ACTAGAGTAAGTGTTTCAATGTAACCTGCTTTTTCTAGGTTATCATCAATATCACCCACTCCTGTATCAACAACAGAATCCTCATATCTGTAAAGCTCACATCTGAGTTCGTATACGTAATTCTTCTTTAACTGATAGAATGGTTTCTCATGCTCTACAAACTTAATCTCAAATATTCTGTCTCCTAATGGGAAGTATATTAAATCTCCTTCCTTAGGTCTAGTTGCTAATTCTATGTTTGGTATATTCTTAATAAGTGGAGTAATATAATTCTCAAATCTATCTCTTGATATGATAAGAGTTAAGTCATCCAATGCCTGAACGCCAAACTTGGATAGGAGAGAACCTTGTCCCTCATACCCATCAAAAGTATCCACATATGCTTCTAGTGGAATGGCTTCCTCAAACTTAGATTCAATGACTTCCTGTATTACAGTAGTCTTGGTAATATATCTTCTGGGGATGTAATAAACATCAACCCCATACATCTTAATCTGTTCATTGATTAAATCTTGAACTAGATTTTGTTCGGTAGAAGACCCCTGTAAGAAATAAGGATTTAATGCCATTATCCTATCATATCAAGAGGAGGAAGTTCGTATGTATTAGACATATTCTCTCTTATCTTCTCTAAGTCTTTCTCTGCATCCTCATAGATTTCTCTACCATTTAATTCTACACCACCAGGCAATTTAACTCCTTGGAACTTCAAAAGGTTTTGTCCCCATTGCTTCTTAATAAGAGCAGTAGCATATGGTTTCAAGAATGAATCATTCCATACTCTAGGATAAGATGATGGGTCTAATAAAGTAAAACAGTCTATAATTATATAATCACCAACAGTCAAAGAACCCCAATCAATATCCAAATATAACCTATCTTGTCTCTTATTAAATCTAATTTGCTTCTCAGTAGTTAATAGGAAATTAATATCTTCCAAATAGGTCTTAACCATAGCATACGAAAGAAGTTCAGTAGAACCCCAATAATAAATGTCATTCAAGAATAACTGATACTTCACACTAAACATATTGTTAGTGATAGTATTACTTCCATCAAAATGGAATATCTTAGTAACTCCTATAATTTGTGGAGGGATTGGAATAAAATTACTATTCTCAGTGTAATCAAATTGAGTAGTAACTCCTACTGTTGTATCTACTGTAGTAGTTGTTATACCAGCACCACCAGTTGCCTTTCCTCTGTCTATATCTGCTTGAGTTACTTTATATTTTTGATAAGATTGATATACACCATCAAAATGTCTTTCTTGGAAGAACTGGACAGCATCATCTACCAAATCTTCAATCTGTTCATCAGCAACATTTATCTCCAATACAGGCGCGCCAAGTTTTCTCTTACAGTAGTCTATTAACTCTCCACGTGTGCTTGGTTGCGCCATTTATTTACTTTACTAGTATAAGATTATTTAGGAAGGAGCAGAAGAGATACCTGCTATAACTAACACATCTCCTGATACTATCCTATAAACTGAAGAACCAGAACCAATTAAAACATCATATACATATCTACCTTCTGATAAAGTTCTAGTAGCAGTAGAACCTAATGATAACCTAAACTCTCCACCTTTAGCACTAGTAAAACCAACTTCAAAGGTTTTTATTGCATGAGCAGAAGAACCAATAGCAACACTCTTTGCAAGTTGAGCAGAACCACTATATCCAGTAAAATCAAAAGCAGTGCCAGATGTACCAACTACAGTATAGTCAGCATCCAAGTCTGCTCCAGTGTTAAGGGTTAAATTGACACCATAGGCTACACCTGAACTGGGGTCGAAAGTAAGAGTGTTTTTAGCCATTAGATAGTGCTTTTAGTAAAGTTTTGATTTCATTAATATCATCTTTTAAAGATTTTAAATCATCTTCCATATTATCTATCCTATCTGTTCCTTGCCTTCTTTTAGCACGGATAGATATGTATTGATTATACTCAGATGAATTTGTATTCAAAATAGCATTAGTATTTTCATCACGAATAAGATGGTCATGACCTTCAACTTTTTTCATATTATGCAAGTGCAAGTACTCTTAGATTTTTAACTCTAGGTGGTTGTGCCTGATTAGTACCAGTTCCTACAAGTTTAATACTAAAGTATTTGAAAGTAGGAAGATCATCAATATTCCATTCATAATCATGCCATACTAAATCCCCAGATAGATATGCTACTTTATCAGTCTTTGGTATAAATTTACTTGGTAAACCATTATTTTTAGCTGGATCTACAATCTGACCAGTTTGTGTTAGATTAGTATGTCCTGGGAATAATTGGTAAACTAATTCTTCATTTGGATCATCCGAAATAGCATATAATGCTCTAAGGTCACTACTTACATTAATATGACCTTCTAGAAGAATTTTAATAGAACTTGATCCTTCTTTCAAAGTAATTGGTTCTGTTGCATAAACAAATGAATTAGGATCTTGCTTTAAGGTATTAACCTTATTATCAGTAACCCAATCATCAACTGGATTGTCAATTCTATTAGAAGTAAGAATAACTCCAATTCTCTCCAAATCTACTATAGGTGAAACAGTTTCATCTGTACCAAATAAATTTAAACTCAAAGTAAATGATTTATTATTCGGAAGAGTTACTAATGAAGCTTCTTCATTAATTTTAGAAGCAATTATTCTAGGAGTAGACATAAAATTATCACCATATAAATTTATATCTTCAAATCCTTGATCCTGATAAGGAGCTTCAGAACCATCCACACTAGATCCAGTAACAGTTCTAATTGAACCTGTTACGTTAGTTCCTGATGGGGTCATATTTTGAACTATAGGAGTTAAAATTTCAAATGGTATATTTTCAGTAGAAAGAGCATTAACTCCACCTGCAGATTTTGTTTCATTAAATTTAAGAACTGGAAGACTAGTTCCTACTGATCTATTCACTCCATTAGTAGAAGTATCTACTTTAATTTTATAGTAATCCATACCGATAGCATTACTTTCAGTAACATCTGTGAAATCATGATTTGTATTAATTCTTCTCAAAGAAATACCATTTAACTCATACTTACGAAGGAAATCATCAGCACTGTGAGATAATGTTTGAGTAGAATCTACTCCTCTAACAACACCAGTTAAAGTGTTACTAACTACCCCACTATAAGAAAGAATTTCACTTCCAATCTTAACATAACCCAAGTTAGTAGAACCAATACCGACACCTTCAAATTCAGCAAAGTCTGATGCATCATCTACAATGATAGAACCAGTTGAAGAAGAATCATAATCTGCTGCTAATTGAGTAGGAGCAACATCAGTTTCAACATCAGCAAAGGTTACTTTATTCTGAGTGAAATACATTCCATGATTTTTCTGATTAACCTTAATATGCAATCCATCAGTATCAGTTACAGGAGCTCCTGATAACCAAACATTTCCTCCAGCAGCATAATTAAGTATTGTAGTACCAGCACCTGTAACATATTGAATAGTTTTACCTACCCCAGATGAAAATTCTCCTTGGACATTATCAAGAACCCATTCATTAGTTCCTGTAACTGCAGCTATAGAGAATTTAATATTTCTTCCTAGAGAATTAATTCCAACAGATGTTATTCCAACCACATCACCTATAACATAACCACTACCTCCACTTAATATAGTTGCTGCAGAAGCTACTCCATTACTAATAGTAAGATTAGCAGTTGCGTTTCTACCATAACCTGTAATAGTATTAAGAGAAACATTTTGATAAGTAACAGCACCTGAAGAAGGAGTATATCCTACACCAGAATTTGTAATAGTTAAATTACCACTTGCTGTTCCTGCTGCTCCAACATATCTTCCACTAGCATTACTTCCATCTTGTTGAATTATATTTCCAAAAGTTACTCCAGTATCAGAAATAGTAGTATTAAATCCTATTCTTATTTTATTAGATGAAATTTCAAAAGGATCTTTAAGTAAAGGACCAATATCCTCACTATATGTTAATAAAGAAGGATTGTGGAAATTAATAGATCCAGTCTCCGAAAGAAACTTTGCTTTATAAAGAGTAAATTTAAGATCTTCATATTGACTTGGATTCCAAGTTTCTCCATTTTGAGATTTAAATAATGATCCTAAAGTAGGCTGTGAACTTACGATTACCCTTTCAGATTCTGGTTTATCTACAGTTTGAATTTCAGTTTCACCCATTCTAGAAATCCAAGCAGTATATTCATTACTGATTGATAGAAGAACTACTGAATAACTTTGATTAGGGGAAAGATAAACTGGAGCATTAAATGTAACTGTAGTAGCAACACTAGCATCATCAGAGATGTTAACGTCATCAGGATCTAAAATAATCTCTCCGAAAGGAAGTATAAGATTCTGAGGAACTCCAGCCTGCATAGGTCTTAATTGGACACTTACTGGTAAAAACTGATCTTTACTTGCAAAATAAAGGTCTATTTTAGTTACATAAATTCCAGATGTATCTTCTATCCTAAAGGATTGTGCTAAAGGATCTTCTCCTGTAGGACAACCGAACTTATTCTTAGGCCATGATTTGTATTGCTTTGCGGTATATCCAAACCTTTTTCTTGTATTTTTATTAAATTTTCTATTAGCGTTCATCTTCTTGACAGCATCCATCTTCTTCTGATTCCAACCTTTAGCTTCCACTTTCTTATCAAGAGATTCTTGTGATCTCTCGAGATACCATACTACCTTTTGATAAGCTTTATGTTCAAATCTACTACTTCCTGGAGTAATACCGAGCTTAGCCATATCAGATATAACCTGATTCTTCCAGTAGTGATGACCACCACCATCAGGTTTTCTGTTAAACACAGCAATATATGCTCTAGTTACAAAATCCTGTGGTGCTGGAGGTGGTGGGAGAATTATTACTGGCTTAGGAGGAATAATCTTAGGAGGAATAATAACAACATCAACTTCAGGTGGTTTGATTGGTGGTGGTGGAGGAGAAGGAGGTAATCTATCTACTACAGCAGTAGAAGTAACACTAGTTGTTTCTCCTCTTGCTGTTGATGTTTCTACTCTTGTAAGAATATCTGTTGCTATATTTCTTACACTAATAATAGTTCCCTGTGTTGTATTAATACTTCCAGATGATTCGAAAACAGTGGTAGCATCAGTCTGAACATTTCCAGGAATTTGACTATTAAAGGGACTACTAGTAATTCTAAATACCTTCTTACCAGAATCAAATTTAGGATTAGTTATCTCATTAGGATTAGGAATAAACAAAGATCCAAATACACTTCCAGAAATATCACTCCTAAGTCTTAGGTTCGAGATACTAGCTTGAGCATTAGATGTTTGTCCTACTAATTTAAGACCTTTTTCAACATACCCAAAATAAGTATTATCTGCTTTATCAGATAAACTATCCAAATCTACATTAAGAATAGTTGATGTTGAAGAATATAACTCAGGAACATTTACAACTGCAGAAGAAGCTGAATTGTTTACTGGAGGTACATTAGCAGAAGAAGATTGAGTTGGAACAATACTATCAAGTAAAAGAGTAGTTCCTTTATAGAGGGGAGTAAACTGGTAATATGGGTTAGCTTTATAAACGTGTGTAGGCTCATTAAAAGGTCCTTTCTTATGATTAGATTTGGCTACTTTAAATCTAACTATTTCTTTACCATTATTAGTCATACCTATAACAGTTTCTCCTACTGCAAAGGTTCCTGTAGTCATTGAAATTTCAAGAAGTTTAGGAATAATATACTTTGCTATATCTTGTCCATCAAAGAATGCATAAAGACCTGTATTTGGTTTTAATTTTTGAGCATCAAATTTAATATTCCTACTTCTTAGATAGGAAACTAACTCACTATTAAGTATTTTATCACCTTCATTAACAGTACTAAATGTTTCTCTAACTAATTTCTTAGTTCCTGTCCTTTTCTTTGTACCAATACGTTGTTTTGTAGTAGTGGTTCTTCTTACAAGCTCTCTTCCTTCCCATCTAGTATTAGATTTATTATCTACATGTTCATATCCAGTCCAATTCATTTTCCAAGCACCCCAAACCACTGGACTATATCCAGTTCTCTTATCAAATTCAGCAGCATTTAACTGAGAAGAAGTATTAGTATAAGTAGTAAGTTCTTTCTGTTTAGCTGTAAGTACAACTTCATCTATCCATATATCAGATTCTGGAGTTAAAAATACCTTTCCACCATAATAATTTACAAGATATGGAGTAACATTCTCAACTCTTGTAGCAAAAGGCTGGTTTAGTTGAATTACATCTTCATAATCTAAACTTAATACATTCCCAGTCTTTCTAATATTATTAGCACTATTTAAATCTAATTGCAGATCTATTTCTGTAGTATGAGGAGAAGGTCTAAGTTCTCCATTTCTATAATCAATAGAATTTTTTACAATAGTCTCTTTAATTTGATTATCAGTATTGGAAAAATCATCTACAAAAAATCCAGATTTAAATCTATTCAACCCATCGCTATCAGTAATATTCAAATTCAAAGTATTACTTTCTAATAAAGAAAGTGAAGTATAAAATTCTAAATTCTCAATTCTTTTTTCCAACTTATTAATATCACTCATCTGATATCTCTTATAACTTGCAAGAGTTATACTTGCATCAGTTACACTATAAAGATATGCTGGTAGTTCTATAGATGCTACTTGCAATGCTCCATCAATTGTAGCTGGGTATTCTGGATTCTCAGCAGGAGTTCCTTGCATCAATTGGAAAGTTCCATCTTTAGATAGATAAATTCTATCCAATCTAGGTAAGTAAAACTCATAACCTAATAAAATAGATTTATCAGATGCTAAAATATTTTTAGCTGAATTTCCATCTGCTGTAAAATTTCTACCTAAGAATTCAAATGGAGAACGTGAAGTTCCTGAAAAATCAGAAACTCTAGGTCTAATATCTAAGATATCACTTACCCTAGTATCATTAATTTCAGGTAAATCTCCATAATCAAAGTTCTTATAAGAACTAGGAGTGGTAAGATCTCCAGCGTCTGCTGCTGAGAAATATGCCGATTCAAATACAATTTTTAATTGTTTGGTGGGAGGATTGAAATTAGATTTTCTTACCAATCTAGCAAAATCATATATTGTATTCCTTTGCCCATCATCATAAGTAAATTCTTGAGTAATATTTTCTGAACCTATTATAAGAGAAGATGTAGTTGCAGTAATCCCAGATTCTTGGAAAATAATTTCTTCATTGAGTTGGAATTCATAATCATTTAACTTTATATAATTAATAGTAGAATCATCTACTCTACTGACATAAATTCCATTACACTTACTGGATTTTCCAGAAAATCTGTCTCCAATTAATAAATCTCCTGTTTTAGCTGTTGAACTATTAATAGCAATTAATGCAATTTGAGAAAAAGCTGGTTCACTAGAATTTTTAGATTCAAGTATTCCATACACCTTCATAACATCAGGAACATTCAATGATATTTCTTCATCTTGAACTCTAGTTCCATAAACCGTACTATAGGTAAGTCCGTCATTTAAAGTAGTAGAACCAATACCAGATTGAGAATTTTGAGACTTAGTTATAGTTAAAACATTAATCTTTTTCTTTTCCTTAATTTTTTCTGTTACATTTACTTTACGTATTGTTGCTACTAATTTAGCACTACTATTAGCACCTAATCCGTTAATTATTAATTCAGTAGATCCTGTATTAAAATCAAACTTATCAGATGATAAAGATTCTGTTGTTCCATCAGTCCTTATTAGAATATAATCTTCCTCATCATAAGGTAAAAATGTTTCGTGAGGACTTCCAGTAAGAATAGATCCTGTAGTACCGTCAGTAATATTAACATCAAACTGTTTTCTGATAGTAATATGAGAATTTGTTAGATCTACTGATTTAACATTATTTTTAGGAAATTGTGTATATAAATTATTATCTTCTGAAGAATGAAAACGTGAAGATAATATCTTAAAATTAGATGGATTAATAGTAATTAAAGGTAATCCTCCTTCACAAATTCCCCCAACAGTAGTAACACCAGAAATAGTTAAAGAATTTTTAGATACACTTTCAACTCTAGCATAAGAAGAAGTAGTTACTCCACTAATATTGGGATTAGTATATGATACAATATTTCCCACTGTAGCAATTCCTACAAAGAACTTAGTAGCATCTGTACTAGTAACTGTAGAAATTCCTAGATATGTTCCAGAAGTAGTAGCTGCACTAACACTAACTTCTCCAAAATTTGTTAATAAATTCTGTTTTACATCAGCATTAAATGTACTAGCTGTACTTACAGTTCCATGAATGGATTTAATATCGCTACTAGTATATGAAGTAGACCCTACTGAAATATTTCCATTTTCTATTCCATTAAAAATAAATTGCTCTCCTACAATAAAGGTTCCTTTAGTATTATACGCAGTAACACCAGTGCCAGAACTTACATCATATCTTAAATATCCTGTAGCTCCACTAGACTTTCCTTTAATATGAGTAGGAACACTTAAAGTAGCAGCTGTATTTAAAGTTATATTTGTATAAGTTTGAATATCATATAAAGCAATATCCCATTCATTTTCGTTTGGTGTTGAAGTATTATAAGATCCAGATTCTAAAGCAAAATCATATACACGTGCTAATCCTACCTCTTTACCAGCAGAAGTGGTTGTTGCAGCACCAATTCTAGAATCTCTTAAACTTACTGTATAATTAGTCCCTATTCCTATAGTAGGGGAACCAGATACCCTATTTAATGTAAATGTAGGTCCACTAACATAATTAAGACTTTGATTTTCTAATACCTTAACTGCTCTTGTTTTTGGAAAATCTAAAAATGCAGGAACTACAGTTTCTACTTCATATCCTTCAACAAAAGCTTTTCCTGGAGATATTTTATAAGTTCCTAAATCTTCACTAGGAATTTGATTATTATAAGTGGTTTGATCTGAATTAAAAATTCCATCATTTCCTTCATAATCATTTAAAGTATTTCTAGGAGTAACGGAATATGGTTTAACATAATAATTTCCAGATTCATCAAAAGTTCTTCTTGCAAATTCCTCTTCTATTTTATTATAATCAGTTTTTGTAGTAACATGAGCTAATACTCCACCAATAACCACCATCAATTCTATAAAATTTGATGTTTTACTATTATCGTATGGTAAAGCTGTTAAATTTACTTGAATAGATAATCTATCTGCACCAGGAGCAGTATAGTTACTAAATCCAGCAGCATTATCACTTAAAGATGGATCTATATTGGCATTGATAATTGATTCATCAATTTGCAATCCTATTCTAAGATTAATATCATCAATTCCATAAGGATCTAGAATAATAGTTTGTTCTTCTACTTCTATAAAATATCCTCTTATATAATAGACTCCAGCAGATAGAGTAGCTGATGCTCCTGTAAATGTAGCATCTTCACTGACTACTTGAGCTAGAGTTTCTCCTGGTTGAAAAGTTAATGCTGTTTCACCATCTGGACCTAAAGTTTCAAATACATCTTGATCTAATAATAAACTTTCTCCTGGCACAAATTCAGTATTATCTTCCCCTCCAGTATTTAAATATTGAACGTATAAAATATACCAATCGGCACCGAGTTGAGATTGTCCACTAACTTGCTTTATTTTAGCTTTTACACCAGATTCACTACCAATTACTACCACACTATCTTGAAGATTGAAATCGTAAATATAAGAATTTACATCTATTCCTTCATTAAATTTTTCAATTCTAACTGATTGACATCCTGGATTATATACAACACCACCTCCTGTTACAGAAGCTCCATCTTTAAAAATATGTTCTCCAAATTTCTCAATTTGATTTTGAAGAATTGATTGAATTCCAGTTAATTCACGTGCCTGTACTGGCAACCCTGGTTTAAATAATATTTTGCAATAATTATCCTCTGAATTAAAATCGTCAAAATAAGGAGCGACGTTTAAATTGGTTTCCTGTGGCATGATTCTTTAGAATTGCAAAATGACTTTAATATCTTCTCTTTGGTTGGCAGACCTAGTAATAGAAGGTCTGTTATCAACATAGATTATATTTCCAGAGTATTTTTTAACTTCGGGATTGGAAATTCCGTCAATGAAACTCTGACCAAGGTAATATGTTCTATTATTTATTACAGTACTTATACCAGGACTACCTGCTGTTCCGAAATTAGTATCTATTCCTAAAGTACCTTCATTACTAGCAATACTAACAGAACCTCCAGTATCTGGTGTTGCTGTAAATCCATGTAAAGAATATCCATAAGTAGGATCAGTTTTTAAAGATCCATCAGTATTAAATCCAACAAGACTCTTATCTTGCCAATACTTTAAAACACCAGTTGTTTGATCATAAGAAACAACTCTACCTACTGCTGTAGATCCTACACCAACAGTTTGAGTTACTTGCCCATCTAAATTAAAAGTAGCAGTAGTATATCCTGCTCCAACCAATTTTAAAGCAGAAAGAGCACTAGCTTTAGTAAGACTTAAATTTGCAGTTGAATCGTAAGCTTCAGGATTCTCTACTATTCCAATTCTAGCAATTTGATTTCCTGTTATAAAATCTGGATTTTCAGCATCATTTTCAATTCTAGAATAAACTAAAACGTTTTGAGCTCCTAATTCCCTATAAATATCTGCTCCATGCCCTCCTTCAGGAGGAATAATAACATTAAAAACTGGAGCAGTAGATCCAGTAGGAACTCCACCACCAACTAAATCTAAAGTTCCATAAGTATATCCAGATCCACCTTTTGCAATATTAACAGATTCTACTTTAGAATCATTATTAATAACTATAGTAGCTTCAGATCCAGAACCATCTCCAGCAACAGGAACCCCAGTATAAGTTCTATTAGCAGTTCCTATACCAGCTCCTCTATTAATAATAGTAGCAATTTTTAATTGCCCACTATCAGCAGCATTATCTCTTACAGCAGCATTAGCAGTCCCTGTTTCCCAATCTTTAGGAACAGGCATAAAATTAGTTGAATCAAATTTTGCAATATCACTAGGTTTAATGGTAAATAAGTATTTCCAAATATAACCATCTCCACTATCACCTGCTGCCTTAGGTTCAAGATCTGTAAAAGTTGGTTGATCTAGTGAAGGTCTACCTGTAGTATTTTCTGGGTCTGTTCCATTTTGAAGGCAAATATAAACTTTATAATCTTCATTTACTACAAAATACTTCGAGTCATATAAATTAGTTGCTCCTGATGGTTTTGCTGTATTAGTTCTACTAATATCTCCACGATACATGTCGTAAGTTATACCTGATGTCCAAGTATTTTTATTTACTACCCTACTAACATCAGAAGAAGTAATCTTCTTTAATGCTATCATAGTATCCCAATAATCATTCTCCTGATCAAAACAATCCTTAGGGGCAAGAGGATTGCTTTCCCAAGTAGCAGAATAATTGGTAGCATTAGGTAAACCAACAAAAGAATAATATGAATTTACTGAAGAAGTTGCAGCAGAAACAAAATTCTTAGCATTCAGTATTCTTAGTTGATCAGTTATAATAGCTGACATTTTTACGATTTTTTAGTTATTTATGAATTATAATTTAAGTATCTTAACGGATTAACTCTTTCTACTATAGGAGAGGTGGATATTCCAGATAATCCATTACTATCACCAGCATAAGATGTGAATACCCTTGCTTTTCCTCTAGGGGCAGTAGCAATTCTACCCCAACTATATTCACCAAAGAATTCACTATGTCCAAGTCCAGTTAATCCATTATAATCTTGAACACTTACTGTAACTTGAGCGACATAGGTTAATCCAATTCCTATACCCATAGTTTGAGCAATAGAAACTTGAGCAACTTCATAGACATTATCTAAGAAGGAAGTTCCTATACCAACCACAGTACCATTTTGATATAGAGAAGTTACTGAAGCACCCACATTAGAATTAAAGACTGTGAAATAATAACCAGTTGAAATTCCACTCACTGTTAATGCACTTCCTACAACAGAACTATCTCTGAATAGCGATTCTTTTGGAAGAAGTAAATCAAAGACAATACCAGTGGATGCTACACCAACTGAAGTAGTTGAAATACCAGATATAATACCAAAATCACCAGAATATGATACATCATTTATAGTTTCTATAGAAGTAACCAATTTTGGTTCTCCTATAAGAACTGATGGAGCAGCAGTGTTAGTATAAGCAAATCCAGTAGTAGTTCCTCCATAAGAAACTGTAATAGCATTGACAGTTCCTACTCCACTTATAGTAGCAGTTGCTCTAGCACCTTGAGATGTAGTTAGTCCTACAGGAGTGGTAATAGACACTGAAGGTACTATTGTATATCCAACACCAGGATTTGTAATATCAAATGAAGTTACAGTTCCAGCAGCAGAAACAAAAGCAGTAGCAGATGCTCCTACTATACTATCCTGAGAAATAATTCTAATATCACTCTGTCCACTATAGTTTTCTTTTGAACTATCAAAGAAAGTTCTTATATTAGAAACAAAGATAACAGTAGATCCAACTCCAACAGATTGAATAATATTAGTATTTGGATATATCAATGGTTCATAATGAGGTCTATCTTTAGTAACTGCTTCACCATCAATAAATTTATCTTCTTTTTGTCTAGACCATGTAAGAGCTCTTTCAAAACTTTCATTAGTAGTAATTCCAGGTCCAGCATAAATGTTAGTATTAAGACTATCTGAAGCATTGATAACAGTTACTGTTCTCTTATTTTCTTCTAAAGCTATATCCTGATCATAAAGTTTAACAGTATCACCTTTTTTAACTGTTTCTAAAATATCAACATTAGTAACATCAACAGATCCTGTTCCTTGATAGAAAAGAATCTTAGAAGTATCTCCTTCTTTAGGAGCTTCCATAAAGGTGATATAACTACCACCTTTAAATTCATATCCAACTCCAGGAACCTGAAGAATATCGTTAATGAATATTAATATAGCAACTTCAACATCTATATTTGATCCTGGTTTAGATTGAATAGTTTGCTGTACACCATTTAAATTTAAAGCAAATGAAGTTGCCTTTCCATCAAATAAAGAATCTAAAGGATCTAGAACTTGGAAATCTCCAACAGTCCATCCAACAAAACTATCACTAACAGTTTCTTGAATTGTTAATTGGAATTCTCTAAATTCAGAAGCTCCTGCAGTTGGAATACCTACGGCACCACCAACACCAATAGTTAACTTTTGAGTTTCACCATAACCATAACCTTCATTAATAACTTCAAAATCAATTACACTACCACCCAATCCAACAACTATATTTGCTCTTGCTTCTGATCCCACTCCAGATTGATTTGAAGTATAGAATAGAGGCATATTATCATAAGATAATGGTTCATCTATTACAACTGATGGAGGATTAGTTGATGTATAACCAGTGCCAGGATTAGTAATAGCAATACTTACTATATTACCACCACTTATAGCAGCAGTACCAATAAATTCAATATTAGGTGCTCCAGTGCTTAATGTCTGAACACCCACATTCACAACTGTCTGTATACCAGTTCTATATCCTGATCCACTATTTCCTATGCTTATAGAAGTAATAGTACCCAATCCAGAAACAATAGCAGTACCACCTGCAGCAACTAATGGTTGATAACCTAAACCTTCTGTAGACCCAACAGAAACAATGATACCTCCAAGAGGTACATTAGAACTATTAGGATCGGATGCTACTGATGAAATAGATCCTGTAAACTGTATACTAGTGATACCAACATTAGAAGCATTTTTACCTTCAATAAGAGTATAATCTCCTGGAACATGAACACCTCCAGTATATCTTTGTGGTCCTTGAGGAACTTGATTAACTAATATAAGAGCATTATTGGTTGAGAATCCTGCTATATTACTTCCTTCAGACTGAAGAGTAAATTGAGTAGTTAATCCAGTAAAGTTGCCAGAAATATCATCAAAGATATAATTCTTAGAATATGGTTCAGATGAACCTCCTGTAATACCAGATCTCATAAAGGATCTTCCATTAAAGGATGAATGAGTAGCAATACCAACCCAATCCCTTTCATTAGGTTCATTAGTAGTAGTTGAAAGAGGAGTTAATCCAACAGGAGCAGTAAAGAAGTTAACAGTACTATCTACAATATTATAGTTACCTTCTACCTTAGTAATTAAACTTCCATTTGTATAAGAATCTTTTTCCGTTCCCATCCAAGGTCTAGTAACAAGTAAAACGTTAGTAGCACCTAATCCAACAGAGTCTACCTTCATAATCTCACTACCAATCTTCAACAAATCGCCACCAGTAATAGATGTAATACCTGACAATTTAATCTTATCAGTAGTAGCTGATACATCAGCACTAATTGTAGTTGTTACGGCAGTAGCAACTATTGGAGATTGAACCACATTATCAATACTTAATACACATCTTGAATTCTGCTTCTTAGAAGTAAAGGAATGAGAAGTTCCAATACCTACAGCAGTAATATCCAAATAAGTAGGAGTGGTCTTCAATGCATTCTCAGCAGAAGTAGCAAGTCTAATACTAGTATCATCTACTTTAACAGCATAGACTGTAGAAGGCAATTTATCAGTAGTACCATATCCAGTTATAGCTTGTTCATCAATTTCAATTGCAGAAGTAGTACCAGCTCCAGTATATCTGTAAGATAATTCTTCCCCAGTAACAAAGTAATGATCAGGTATAGTAATAGTGTCTTCAGTTAAATTAACTGTAGTAGTAGCACTTCCAACAAAGTCTCTTTTAAAGATTGGTAATTGTCTATGCTTAAGGTCAAATGCTCTCTTAATATCAGTTTCAGTAGCAGTATAAGCACCAAAACCAGTATCAATACTAGCATTAGTAAGATTTATTTGAGTAATGGTACTCAACTCATTAACCAACCTTAAAGCAGATTGGAACACTCTAACCTGAACATTAGCACTTGCTATAGGAGTAAATGTTAGAGTAGTGTAATCTCCAGAAATAGCAGCATCAAAATCACCAAGATTAGTTACAGTTTGATTGATAGCATACTCTGTTATAAATGCAGTAGTACCATCATCAACTACTATAACTTCAGATATTTGATAATGACTATTAGTAGTATCCTCTACACATACAATATAATAAGCACCATTAAATGTTTCGCTTTCATACTGAGCAACTGTAGTAGCAGATGGAGAACCACTAGAAGATATAGAAGTATATCTAGAATCTAAATTAGCAGTATTTAATGCAGTAGTTCCTACTCCAGCAGATGAAGCATTTCCAAAATCAACATGAACAGTATTGGCAACATATGTGCTTGCAGTAGATACTGTAGGATGAAGGTCTAGATGAACTCTAGAACCAGCAATATATGCACTATAAGTTCCAAGACCAGGTTCACCAGAAGCACTTCCTACATTACCAGTAGTTAATTGACCATATTCAACCAAATCTACATTGGTTCCATCATGAACCAATGTTATTTCATCATGCTCCCAGTAAGAAGCGTCACTAGCAGCATATGATACTAATACCTTAGATCCTCTATAAGTGGTAGCGAAAGATATAATACTATGTTGTGTGGTGATTCCTAAAGGTATGGTTGTGGTGCTACTTGTAATATTAACAATACCTCCCAATCCAGTAGAACCTACACCAGCAACACTATCAGAAATATTAAAGGCAACGTTTGAAACATCATAATTGTTATATTGATATTTCTTAGGGAAGAATAAAAGTCTCCCATCATCACCAGCAATATCCATATCATAAGAACCCAAATCCCCACCAAACTCACCTAAGTCAGTATTAGTCTCAACTCTACCGTACTGATTTAAGAAAATATTACCAGTATCATCATGAAGTGAAGAAACTAGCATTACTTGTCTCTCTTTAGTATATCTCTTATCCCTAATATAAGTAATATATTTCCTATATCTAACATTTGCTAAAGTAAAGCTATCTACAGCCATAAATCTATCTGTTCTAGCATTATTATTAAATAGTCCACTAATATCATCAATAGTTAGAACTCTATTACCAACAGACTCATTATAATCTAAAAGAATTTTAGATTCAAAAACTATTTCATCGGAAATTATACTTGCATCTATATCCAAAGTTTTTTCTCTTGCAAGATCAAAATCAAATACAGTATTAAGATCCATAACAGAAACTAAGTCATTAATAACGTTAAACTGAGTTTCTTCTTGAACTGTACTAATTCCTATATCTGTTTCTGTTCTTACAATCAAATCGCTAAATTTCTTAAATCCAGCAGTATGATTCAAAGAAGATACTGCTTCTTTCCATGTTTCATATTGTACTTCAGATTCAACAGAATATGAAAAATACTGATAATAATCACTATCAATTACCCTCTGTAGACTATTATTTAAAAATCCACTATTTTTTTGGAACCCTTCATTAACTATAGAAGAAGCTTCTATATCATATAAAGAATCACTAAGTACCACACTATTAATAGTCCCTCTAACTCCAGAAGAATGTGCTATAAAAGATTCTCCCTTCTCATAATCTTGAACTGAGGATACTCTAAGATATCCATAAAAATCATTCCAAGATTCTAAAATACCTTCTTTAGATCCAGATACTATCTTTTCCCCTTTATCAAAATTAGGAACTTTTAATGAAATATCAAAAATTGGGAAATCTTCCTGTGCGGTAATTTTACCAGAAGAAAGATTGGATTTAAATGTGCCAGGAATTTCTCCATCTGCAATAACATTAGATAAACTGTATCTTACAGTTCCGAGAGTTCCTCCAATATTAGGATCTGTTGCTAAAATTTCAAATAGAGTATAATCAAAATTTTCACTATTAAAACCCTTTCCAGTACTTCCTATTCCAACACTAACTCCTTCAATCAATACTTTTTTACCTACTTCAAATGGATAATCAGCAGCATTACTAAAACTAGCTCCAATAGTAATTGTTACATCTTTATTTCCACTATTATAGTCAATATTATTGATACTAATTCCATTAGAATTACTAGTAGGAATTATTATAGGAGTGACATTATTTAAAGTTTTAACGTTATTTAAAATACTAACCTGAGTGTCACCTAGAGTATAATCTAATTCTACATCACTAACTACTTTTTTAGTTAATCCATCTAAAAGAACCAAACCTGGAGAATCTAGATAATTTTTACCAACTGAATTAATTCCAATTCTATCAAGAGATTTGAGTAAATCTACTTTAAGTAATTGAGGAACTTTAGATTCAGGACGAAGAGTTCTATCTACAGAATAATCAAATCCAACATCTTGAATATCAATTCTGTCTATTCTACCTACAGTTTCACCTTCAGCCTGCAATACAGCATCCTTTCCATTAGTAGTGAATATGGTACTAATACCAGGCAAAGATCTATATTCCTTTCCTTCATTTCTAATATCAACTGAAAATATAGGTCCTTCAGCATTTCCAGAATCTGTAGTATATTTGAATATACCATCAGAAGATGTATATTCTAATTTTTGAGGGATTTTGGAAAGAGTAAAATTAAATGTAGTAGTTCCTACTCCTACAAGAGTTTGGTTTCCTCCTAGAGGACTGATCTCTAAATTTAAAGAATTAGAATTTTTATTATTAATAGAATCCCTAACAATCTCCTTCTTAACTGATGTATTTAATAAATCATTTATCGGAGTTAAATTATAATATAATGAGTCACTAATTTCTTCAATATTTTTAATAGTAAGATTTGCATTTGCGTCTACCCCCACTCTACCACTTCTACTAACATTAAAATCGTCGGTTTTTCCTGAAGTAACAAAAGAATTATTAAGTTTTGGATCACTATAAAGATTTAACTCAAATGCACTATAATAAACTCCACCATCAACAAAAGATAAAGAAGAATCTGAAAGATCAAAATATATCTTAGAATTTCTTTCTGTTATAATTGGAGGATTGATTGGAGAAATAGTACCAGCAGAAGCACTACTAATATCAATTACTTTAGGTTCTACATTTATAGAATCATAATATTGAGTAGATAACTTAATAGTATTCTCATCTACTACTTGCGCATAATATATTTCATTATTACTCAATCCACCTGAAGAAGTAGATGCAGTATGAATAACTTTCTGACCATTGGTATACCCATGTCTAGGAATAGTAATAGTATTATTAGTAGCATTAACATCACCTGCAACAAAAGTTCTAGGATCAATTACTAACCTTCTATTATAATCATTATAAGCTACTTTAATAGTAGTAGTTATTCCTGTTCTAATATCTAAAGAAACATTATCTTCAGATTTAAGTCCATGAGTAGATGAGGTAGATACAGTAACTATACATCTACTTAAACCTCCACTTAATACATTATTATAATTACTAGATAAACTATGATATACTCCAGTACCTACACCAATAAAATATAGAGTTGATGCTGTAGTGGTACTATTAATTCCTACAAAAGTACCTGTAGCTCCTAAACCTACTCTAGCAGTAGCAATTCCAATTATATCATCACTTATCTTTGCAGCATATACTGTTTGTCCTTGAGTAAGAGCAAATCCATCAATACCATCAGTTGACACTGATACTGCAGTACCTGTATTTGTATTATAAGTTAATGCATCCCCTGTCAATAATCCATGATTTTTAAAATAAAGGGATTTAGTAGGAACAAATATTTCACTTAATCCTGCTCCTGGATTAGAGAATACTAAAGTAGATCCAACTCCCACCCCAGAAATAGTTCCTAATCCTATACTTTCTGTTGGGTTAAAATATAATTCTTTATTTAATTCAAAGTTAGAACCATCCAATTCCCTTAATACATTAAAACTAAATGTTCTAGGATCTTTAGAAAGAGCAATACCAGCAGTATGAGCAGTTCCTGTAGTAGAACTCCATTCCCTTAATACTCTAATTCTAGAAGAAAGGGTATCTACATTTAATACCTTTACTTTTTCTTGAGTTCCTACACCTATAATATCATTCTCTTTTATAGTAGAAGATAATGATTGTGGATCTAAATTTAAATACGTTACTATACCAGTAGCAGAAGGAGCTCCTATTGCAGTAAATAATTTAAATGTGTCGGTTCTTACTCCAATTTGTACTGACGAATCATTCCTAAAAGCACTAGTAGATAATCCTGAAACTGTTATAAATTCATTATTATAGAAATTATGAGGAAGAGTGCTATATCCAACAAATTGTTGATTAGAATTTCCTAAAATAAACTCTACATTTGATATTTCTGTAGTAGCAACACTAATTTGACTTATAGCTTTTCCAGAAATACTACCTACCTGCGCTTTAGCAGCATAACCACTAGAACCAGAATTATTAAATATTATTTCATCGCTAACTTTATATCCAGACCCTCCAGTTTGAATTGCAACATTTGAAATACCTCCTGCAGTAACTCCATCAATATAACTAATTTGTCTATGAATAGTATTAGGATCTATTAAAAAATCATAAGAAGTATTTCTTAAAAGAAAATTATATGGAGAAGTATTTCTAACTAAATCAGTTTTATTCAAATCCACTAAATCTTGATTTGATTTATAATCAAAATTATATTCTATAGGTCTATATTTAAATGAATCACCTATCATATAAGGAAATTGTGGTTTCCTATAATTTTTAAAAGATCCTTCAGAATCCCTAAAATCAGGATTAATTAGAGAGAAATAAGCATAAACACCGTTAGGGAATTCTGGAGTTTTGCAAAATCTTCCATTATGTTGATCTAAGTCTCTACCATCTTTATAAGAATAATCTTCTATAAAAAATCCTTCAGAATATATTGGATCTCCATTAGATGTAAGAGGGTTAGGTCTATGAGTAGATATAGAAACAGAATATCCTGATTGAATAATCTTAATAGGACCTCCTGAATTGGTTGAATAAGCATATGGTCCATAAATTGGACATCCATCATAAGACCATCCTATAATAGGTGAATGGGTAATAGAATCTTCTTCTATATCATTTTCTAGAGATAAATCAGGAACAAAAATTTCTTTATCACCTATAGCCTTTTTAATATAACTGGATTGTCTTAATTTTCTAGGAATGTATAAATGAGAATATTGAAGTCCATAATCTTCATTTAAACCAACACTCACAACTCCATCATCAGTAGTAATCTGTTCATTTTGTATTAATCTTTCTACACTATTAATTGTCCATATCTTAGGATTAGAATAAAAATCAGACCCATCTCCATTAGATGTTACAGTTATAGAAGCATCTGTTGCTGTATGTCCAATACCAGCATTAGATATAATAACTGAATCTACAGTTCCGTCTTTCAAAATAGGAATAATCTTAGTTCCTTTACCAGCTCCTACCATTTTTAATTCTGGAGGAGAATTATATTCAGATCCCTTGTTCAATACTATAACTTCTGATAATTTTCCATCATCTATTATAGGTAATAATTGAGCGTTCTTACCACTCTTTAAAGTAAAATTGGGTTGTCTATTATAATTGATTACGTCTGAAGATCCATAACCTACTCCACCGTTCGCAACATATACAGATTCAATAGGTCCTCTTACAACAGGTCTTAATTGAGCATTAAAATTTTGACCAGAAAAAGTGGAAACTCCTACATGTCCAATTACTTCTACTTTTATTGGAGGATAATTAAATTCATTAATTCCTGCACCACCAGAAAGTAAATTCACATATTCCTTATTTTTTAAATAATAATTAGGTGCAGTAGATCCTACTCCTACTTGAGATAGTTTAAAAGAACCACTATCTATAGTAGTAACATAATAATTTGTTAAAGTGCTAAGTCCAATAATAGGAGTATTAGTATTATCATATCTTATCAACTCTCCAGACTTATAACCATGATTAGATATACTAATAGTATTAGTAGCAGTATTAATTCCAGAAGAAGTAGCAGAAGTTAACTTATTAGTATAATTATAACCAGAACTTGCTATACTTACATGACTAATAACTCTTTTCTTATTTGCACATTTAATTTCTTGAATACCTGATCCATAACCAGTAAGTCCAATAGTATCAATTCCAGCAATTGCATCTTGATAATTAAGGTGTAAAGCAACTGTAGAAGGTCCTACAATAGAACAATAATATGCAGCATCTGTAGTTAATCCAGCAATAGCAGTTTGAGTTTCTGTATTATATGTTATAAGTTCACCAAATCTAAATTTATGATAAGTTGAGAATCCTATTGTATTATCAGTAAGATTAACATTTCCACTAGTTACAGTAGAATCAAAAGTTAAAGAATGATCTTTTAAAGTTAAATTTGCAAACGCAACACATCCAGAACCATTACCTCCAGATATTTTTAAAGTAGGTGTGGATAGATAATCAAATCCACCATCTACAACATCTATTCTTTCTACAGATCCATGTACTTCACAATAAGCAGATACTCCAATACCAGTTGAATCGGTAATTGATAAAATAGGAGGATTGATAACATCATAATTATCTCCACCCTTAGTAACTGAAACTTCTTCTATAGGTCCATAATGTATAACATCGTTAGATTTATAATTAAGTATTTCAACTCCATTTACCAACATACCAATCTTCCCTCTAGGGGTAGATGTCTTAATAAGAGAATCTACTGGATCTTGAATCTTTCTTATTAATTTCTGAGATTGTATTGTTTTTTGAGTAAACCTTAAAAGTTCGAATTTATTATTAGTTACAGTTCCAGAAAAAGAAACAAAGTTGCCCTTACCTATATTGGAACTACTCTTAGAAAGTTTAATAGTATCAATATCTACTTTTTTGACAAAATATTCTGTCTCTGCAATATCTAATTTATTAGTACCCTCTCCAGATACATAAATTATTCTTTCTCCAGTTATTAATCCATGATTAGGAATAGATATTTCTGTACTATCTTCAAAAGATCCTGAAAATGTTAAATCAGTTTCTCTAATATCTAAAGCATCACTAAAATAACTAGGAAGAGAAGGAGAAGTAATATATACATCATCTCCATCCAAATAAGAGTTCTGAATATTTGTAGTATAAATGCTAGTATTAGGGTAATTACTTAAATTAGCTTTAGACAATAATCTTTGAATTTTATATGATGCATTAAGATTTAATTCTCCAGAACCTTTAATTAATACTTCCTTAGAGCTTATAAGAGAAATAATTTCGCAAGATATATCATTAATTAAAGCATTATCTCCTCCTATAAAATTATGCTCATCAAAAAGATTTAATTTATATGTAAAGTTTGAAGAGTCAATTAACTCAATATTTTCTACCAAATAAGTAGTAGAAACATTAGCAAATAAATTTTTAGTGACTATATTCTTAGAAACAGAACCTAAACCTTTTGGCTCAATAACACTTCCAGTTTGATTATAATAAGTATTATTGAAATTTAAATCTAAGTTAGATAAAACACCAGTTACTTTAACCTTAACTACATGAGAAGTTCCTATTCCAGAATATCCATAAGCATAAGCATCTAATCTTAAATCTTGTGTAGGAGAAATATCCTTATCAACTCCTGAACATCCGAAAAATTGATTTAATGATTTTGAAGTATATTGTATACTATTACTAGTACCATTTCCAAAATCTGCAATCAATACTCCTGTAGTCCCAAATCCAACAGTAGAATCTACAGTTAATACAGTAGAGCCTATAGAAACAGAATCGATTACTTTAGTATTAGGATGTATGGAAAAATCTTCAGTTACTCTATCTAATTTTCTATCAAAATCTAAACTTAATCTATAATATGTTTTTTCACCTCTTATTATCTTTTCTACGTTATTAATAGCTCCATTAGCTTTAGGGAAATCATAAACATCATCTTGAAATAAATTCCTATTAATAAGATCCATAGGATCTCCTTCAATAGATTCTACTACAACTTGTTTTGAAGTTTTATAATCAGCATCGGAAGGAGTAAAAAGATAATCCCTTGGTTTAATTACTCTTACATCTTCCCCATACAAGGCTCTAAATAAAATCTCAAAGGATTGGTCAGTTCCTTTAGATGAATAAAAATCTTTAGACTGTTTAATAAACAATCTTTTATTGAGATCAGAATCTAACTGTCTTTCTTCAAATCCTGGAGTTATTTGAGTTTTTACCTTTTTATAAAATTCTTGTAAAAATCTAATACTTAAATTATTAACTACAGATCCAGAAGAATGCGTAGCTATCCCTGATTGAGAGAAAAGAAGTTCATCTGGTTGATTTGGAGTTCTATATGAAGTAATACCGCTAAACCCTCTAGAACACCCTGTAAAGGAGTTAGTAGTAATGCCAGTATAGGTAACAACCTCAGTGCCTATTTCAAGTAATCCATAAGAATTTGGAAATCCGGTAGTAGAATCTACATTTATAACATTATCAGCAATTCCTACAGGAGAAGAAACATTTGTAGAATCTATAAGATCAGTTAATTCATCAATTTTAATATATTTGTCAATATTCTGTAAAACATCTAATGTAGATCCCTGACCTTCCAGAGCAGTATAATATTGTGCTAAAAATTCACCAGCAAGAGGATAATCCGCTCTTATAAAATCTGGCAGTTGGTTTTTAACAACCGAACTAATTTTGACTCTTGTATTTTCTGGCATTTATCCTTACGGAGTGGATTAATATGGTTGTGATGTAGGAGACCCTAAGATATATGTATCTGAGGAAATGAGGGTAGTATTTTCAACTTCTGAGTCTGTCATTCTACCCAAATCGCCACTTATATAACTTGAAGTAGCTGTATAAAGATTACCAGAAGTATTATCTCCTGAAGAGACATTATCTGGTATCATATCAACAGTAGTATTACTAACATCTAATTGTAAATACAAATCTTGCAATCCTACAATATCATTTGACTTGGGACAGGCAGAAATTTCTATTATTGAAATATTTTGAACTTTTTTAGATGTTCCTGTAATATTAATGGGTTTAATTAATATTTCTGCTCTTTGATAATCAATAGTACCAATATTATCAGCTACAATTGTAGGATTATTCCTGGATTCTAAACTAAACAAAAATAAATTACCTGTAGATTGATTTTCATTTGGTATATCACTTAAATAGACAGTATCAGTTATTCCATAAACATTAAACCCTGATGATCTAATATTATATCCTTGTGAACTCTTTACGTAAAATGGATTACCAAAACAAAGTTCATATTCGGCATTCTGATTCAATTCTGGTATTAAATCCCTTCTTATTTCTATTTTAGTGATATTTGAAGTTATTGCAGCATTACTATTATCTACTACAGCTTGAAATTTACTATATTTGAATCTTGCTCCATATTTATTCATTTCAGCAGAATCTGCATAACTATTAACGTTATTTAATACCACTGTTTTAACAGAATCAGCACTTGATGTTAAATTAGGGTTAAAATAAGCATTAATATGTGCTTCGACATACAAATATTTAAGATCTTGTATTTCAGTAACAATTCCAGCAACAGAATACTTCCTTAACATAGTATTAAGGTTATTTTTAATAGATTCTGGAACATATGGACCATAAAAAGGCTTAATCGTAATAAAAACCTTTCCGTATTGAGGTGGATTTAATTCTTCACCTCCAAAAGCTGATATTGATTGAGTTTCTGGATAAATTTTAGGAATTAATGCCTCATAATCAGATGCTGTAACTGCTCTATTGAAAGTAGAGTAAATTTTTGGAGCATATCTCTTAATTGAGTCTATAGATTCAATTTCTTTACCTCCTACAGACTCATTTACAGTAGAAATTATAGAAATTCCTTTACTTACTAAGTTATTGTTGTTATCTGCAAGTCTTCCATTGAAAGTAAAGGAAGAAATTCCATTTGCTGCCTCTCCATTGCTAGTAATATAAGAAATTTCAATATAATTTTTTGATTTTAGTGATTCTCCAAAAACTCCATCACCAAAAATGACCTCATATCTCTGATCTTCTACTTCCTGAAGGAAATATACCCTAGAAGTGGAGGTAACTTCGATTAAAGTGTCTGAAAATATAAAGTTTTTAACGTTAGTGCTAGATTGAGTATCTCTTACAGTAACTTCTAGGCTAGAAGTGTCAATATTTGCATTTTCTAAGATATATCTAGCAGGAGGAGCAGGAGTTAATGAAGAAACAGTGAAATTTGAGGTTAAAAATGTCCCTTCATAGATGGTAACGTTGTTAAAAGTAGCAATTCCATCAACTACTGGTACAGTAATGTCATTAGGAATGCAAAAAGCATAACTTGTTGACCCTAATACTGCAGATGAAGTAGATACTACACCCTTTTTAAGGGTTAAAGTAACTGGTTTAGTGCTAAAACCAGTGGTATCTACAAAAAATGAAATTATTGCCTTTGCAGCAGTTCTTGATCTAGGTGTATAACCAATATTTCTTGCTAATGCTACTACGTTTTCTCTTAAAGTAGCACTATCTATGAATACCTCATTGCTAATCATGTTAGCATTGTATGAGGAGATGTAAGTATTGTATGCTAATACATCAACTATACTAGAAAGATTAGATCCTTCAAAATCATAGTCTGTAAAATTAGAATTTTCTCTCAAATAATCCTGCAATGAGGCTTTTATTTGATCGAAATCTAGATCTGTAAAGTTTACTAGTGCCATTTATCTTGTAGACTGTAGTGCAAAGTTTAATTGTTGAGGAAGAGCATCAATTCCTATGATATCATAGAAGATAGTCACGTTAAATTCATTATCATCATAGTTAGGTTCAACTTTAACCTTAGTTAATTTTATTCTAGGTTCGTATTTGTTAAGGGTTTCTTCAATTTCATCATGAATAGCTGATGCTGACATCTCATCTACATTGTCAAATAAGAGTTCACTCACCTGAGAACCTAAATTTGGGTTAAATAAACGTTCACCAGGAGTAGTAAGTACTAAATTTCTTACTGCACGTGCAATAGCAACGTCATTTCTGACTGTTATAAGGTCATTATTAATAGGATTTACCTCAAAGGACAAGCTAATGTCCTTAAACCCTCTACTAAGCCTCTCTATAGGCATGAAAAAAACGGTAAATATAAGTTATTTATCATTAAAAAAGGGACCCTCTAGGTCCCTTGTACTATTTGCCTTGTCCTCTATACCTTTTCTTAGGTTTATTGGCAC